AATTACAATTATGATTTTAATATTAGTTTAGATTTTGCTGGCTCCATGCATCTACTTTATCTAATTCTTCTGTAATACTTGATAATTCGACATTATTCTTAGTATCTTCTTCTACTACTACTTCAGACCCTTCGGATGAAGGGACAGGAGCAGCATTTGAAGCAAAAGATTGTTTTCTTGATTCAAAAATAACATCGCGATTATCCATATTTTTCTTATATTCTTTCATTAGTGTATTTAGTTGTGTTTCAGCATATTCTTGATTTTCAAGACTTTCTGGATTTGGTGACCACGGACACCAACAACCTACTTGAGCAATATATATATTAAATTTGTTATCGATTTTCTTCAAAAATTCGCAACGATTTTTTGCTTCTTCGATAGTATCAAATGTACCTCTGACTTTAATTCCTCTAATAGAGGTAATAAAGTTATTATCAATATGGTATTTTTTTTCTAATTCTTCGTTATTAACAGATTTATAGAAATTGAATTGTTCGTTTAGTTCTTTATAATCAAAAATATAATTATTATTTTCTTCAATAGTATTAATCATATCTTTTTGTTCTGGAAATTTTTCTTTTATTGATTCAATAAAAGATTTCATATCATTACTAAATTTTTCAATAAATTTACTAAAAATATATACATCCTTATTTACAATAACATCTTCGGGGCTAAGAAAGGAAACCAATACGAAATTCTGTCCTCTAATAGGTTTATCTTCATCTAAATAATCTACCTCTTTTGTTGAAACAAGTTCTGCCATCTCTTTTAATATATATATATTATATATTTTTTAATCTTATATATATTTTATTATAATGTATAATTAGAATTATTAAAATGAGTACATAATTAAAAAATATTTAGAAATTTATAAAAACTTTTAAAACTTTAAGAAAAAATAAATTATGTACTCATTTTATTAAATAATTACAATGAAGGAATAATTTTATAATTCAATTCAACGCATATTTTTTTCCATATTTGATCTTGAACGTATAATTTTTCTCGACTTTTCAATAAAGGAAAATATTTCAAATACTCGTTTAATCCTAATATTTGAAAAAATTTATATAAAACATAACTATAAGACAGAAAGTTTTTCCTATCTTTCGGACAATGTTTTAAAAATGGAGCTTGAATACTTCTAAACATATTACATAACTTATCTTCTAATTCGGGACTAAATTGAGGTGTTGGGATGCCATTAATTCTATTAATTATATAATTAATATGTTCATAATATTTATTTATTCTTAATCTTTTTAAAATATCTCTCATTTTTAAATAAGTTATCTTCTTTAAATCTGTAATCTTCTCTTTTTTAATTTCTATTAAAATTCTTTCAAATATTTCATCAGGTATATCCGTACTTTCTTTCCCTTGAACTTGATTACACCATTCTCTAAAATGATTTATTCTTTTATAACAAAAATGAGATGTGTCCTTGGTATTTTGTTTTAATATGGGTCTATTTTGCTCTACTAATAATAATTCTTGATATCCGCAAAAATTACATACTATTATAGCATCATATTGAAGACACGTCATAGTATTCTTACATACTTTGCAAATTTCTATATTTTCTTCTTCAACATTTCTAATATATTTATTATTAATTATAGCCATATATTTATCTACTAAAACACTTTTATCGTGTATAGTGTTATTATCAACACCTTTATCTTCTTTAAGATTATTAGAATATATATCACCTTTGTCTTTATTATCTTCACAACTATATAATTTTTCATCGTTTACTTCGTTTACATCGTCTACTTCGTTTACTTCGTCTACTTCGTCTACTTCGTTTACCTCATTCTTTTTATCATTTATATTATTTAATGCCTCTAAAATATTTTTTGTATTAACATTTATACATTTTTTTTTGCTATCTTTTTTATATATTTTTGATTTATTATTAGAATCTTTTAAATAATTCGTATGTTGATTAATATCTGATTGTTTGTTTACTGTATCATAATATTGAAATAATATATCACTCGTATTTTTATAATATTCTATTTCATCTAACTTGTTTAATTCGTTTAATTTTGATTTAATATCTAATATTTCTTCGCTCAACTCTATATTACTAAACCATAATTTTGTATTTAATTCCTTGTCATTTGTACTATTTATTATATTTAATATATTATTTTTCTTATCTACGCATATATTAAGTTTATTATTATAATATAATTTTTCCTTATCACTTTTTTCGAAGTCTTTTATGATATTATTATGCATAGCATCTAATGTAAATGTTTCATTTATATCAGCTGATACCTTTTTTTTTGATGACTTCTCTTTAAACATCATTATATTTGAATTATAAATATTAAGGTTTATATATAAAATAAAATTAAGTTTGTGTTATATAATCTATATTTTTTTCTCCTCTAATAGTATAAAGAATATAGCGTAAATGGGTGGTGGTCTTCTTCAATTAGTTGCTTATGGTGCCCAGGATGTTTATTTAACCGGTAATCCTCAAATTACCTTTTTCAAAGTAGTTTATCGTCGTCATACTAACTTCGCTATGGAAGCTATTCAACAAACTTTTAACGGAAATGTAGGATATGGAAATACTGTAACTTGTCAAATATCACGCAATGGCGATTTAATTAACCGCATGTATTTACAAGTTTCCGTGCCAAAAAGAACTGGTACTACTGCTACCGACTCATATGTCAACTTCTTAGGTCTTCGTTTAATTAAATCTGTTGTTATTGAAATAGGTGGTCAACAAATAGATAAACATTATTCTGATTGGTTATACATATGGAATGAATTATCTTTACCTATAGGCAAAAGATATGCTTATGAAACTATGGTAGGTGCCGATAAAGATATATTATCAACCAGAGATAGTACTCTATATATACCATTAGAATTCTGGTTTTGCCGCAACGTAGGTCTATCATTACCTTTAATAGCTCTACAATATCACGAAGTTAAAGTTAAAATAGAATTTGAATCTAAGGTCAATTGTATTTTATCAGGCACTACTGCTGATAATATAGCTAATATAACTAACGCATCTTTATGGGTTGACTACATATTCTTAGATACTGATGAACGCAGAAGATTTGCCCAATTATCACACGAATATTTAATCGAGCAATTACAATTTACTGGTTCAGAAACTCTTAATAAAGGTACTAATAGAATTAAATTAAACTTCAATCATCCTTGTAAAGAATTAATTTGGGTTGCTAAAAGCAAAGGAGCTTTCAAAAAAGACAGATGGTATGATTATAATTTTGCCTCATTGGCTGTTACTGAAGAAAACGCACTAAGTAAAACAAGCAATTATATATTCCAAGTTGATCCTGCTGAATTCAAAAATCCCTTAAAAAGTGCTATTTTACAATTAAATGGCAATGATCGTTTCGCCGTTAGAGAAGGATTATATTTCACTCACGTACAACCTTATCAACATCACACCAATGTACCTGTTAATAACCCTATCAACGTATATTCTTTTGCCTTAAAACCCGAAGAACATCAACCAAGTGGCACACTAAACATGTCTCGTATTGATACTGCCACCTTAATGATTGAAGCTGAAGACCCTGGTTCAACAGCAACCAATTATACATACGATGGTATTAATATATACGCGGTTAACTATAACGTATTACGTATATTATCCGGAATGGGTGGTTTAGCTTATTCTAACTAATTTAATAAATGTGTTATATATTTTCCTTTTTTTTTTCTCCTCTAATAGTATAAAGAATATAGCGTAAATGGGTGGTGGTCTTCTTCAATTAGTTGCTTATGGTGCCCAGGATGTTTATTTAACCGGTAATCCTCAAATTACCTTTTTCAAAGTAGTTTATCGTCGTCATACTAACTTCGCTATTGAAGCCATTCAACAAACCTTTAACGGAACTCCTACTTTTGGCAATCGCGTAACTTGCCAAATATCAAGAAATGGTGATTTAATACATCGTGTATATTTATCAATAATTGATTATACTTCAACGGGAACAGTATGTCCTTATTTCGGCCTTCGTTTAATCAACTATGTCGAAATTGAAATAGGTGGTCAAAAGATAGATAAACACTATTCTCACTGGATGTATGTATGGAATGAACTTTCATTACCTCATCCTAAAAAAGAAGCTTACAAAACTATGGTAGGAGCTAATAATACACTTGCTGCTCTCACCAAAGCCAATTTATATATACCATTAGAATTCTGGTTTTGCCGCAACGTTGGTTTAGCACTACCTTTAATTGCTCTCCAATATCACGAAGTTAAAATTAATATTTTATTTGAAGATAAAATTAAATGCCAAGGATCCACTACTGCTATTGCTGAATTATCATCTGTGAATTTATGGGTAGATTATATATTCTTAGACACTGATGAACGCAGAAGATTTGCCCAATTATCACATGAATATTTAATAGAACAACTTCAATTTACTGGTTCCGAAACTATAACCGGAAAAAGCATGAAACCTAAATTATCTTTCAATCATCCTTGCAAAGAATTAGTATGGTTCTGCTCTTCAGATTTTGACTCCAATCAAGATGTTAAAAATAAAAATTGGGTTAACTATTCTACTGAAGTTAACGGCTATGCCGGTGCTGTGTCTGAACTATATAAACCAACCAGTGCTATAACTTCTACAAATCCTATTGAAAGTGCTAAACTTGTATTAAACGGCAATGATCGCTTTTCATCAAGACCCGGTTCTTACTTTAACTTAATACAACCCTATCAACATCACGAAAATATTCCATCTAACCCCGGAATAAATGTTTATTCATTCGCTTTAAAACCCGAAGAACATCAACCAAGTGGCACACTAAACATGTCGCGTATAGATACTGCTGTTCTAAATTTAGAATTAGATGCTGCCTTTGCTGCTACCAATTTTGCCAAAAACCTCAATGTATACGCGGTTAATTATAACGTACTACGTATATTATCGGGTATGGGTGGTTTAGCTTATTCTAATTAAATAATTTATTACATTACTAAATTTATAAATAATAAATGTTGTTAAATGCTATAATATTCCTTTTTTTTTTCTCCTCTAATAGTATAAAGAATATAGCGTAAATGGGTGGTGGTCTTCTTCAATTAGTTGCTTATGGTGCCCAGGATGTTTATTTAACTGGTAATCCTCAAATTACCTTTTTCAAAGTAGTTTATCGTCGTCATACTAACTTCGCTATTGAAGCTATAGAACAAACAGCTACCGGAAGCAATTCACTTGGTTCTCGTGCTACTTTTCAGTTAACTCGCAACGGAGATTTAATACATCGTATTTACTTCTATGGAAAAATTAAAAATAATTCAACCGCAAGCGTAGCTTTAGTTCCTAATTTTGGACAAAAATTATTAAAAACAATTGAACTTGAAATAGGTGGCCAACGTATAGACAAACATTATTCCGAATGGTTATATATATGGAACGAATTATCTCTTCCTTATGGCAAACGCGAGGGTTATTATAAAATGATTGGTGGAAACAAAGAAAATGCTTGTACTTTACTTGCAACAACAAAATCATATGAATTATATGTGCCTCTTGAATTCTGGTTTTGCCGCAATGTAGGTCTCGCTTTACCTTTAATCGCATTACAATATCACGAAGTCAAAATTAATGTAGAATATGAATCACAATCTAATTTAATTGATGTGTCAACAAAAAATTCTACTTCCGAAGCACCTACTGTAAAAAATTCTACTTATACCGGTCCTAATATAGTTCTTGACGCTCCAAAATTATGGGTTGATTATATATTCTTAGATACTGATGAACGCAGAAGATTTGCTCAATTATCTCATGAATATTTAATAGAACAACTTCAATTTACCGGAACCGACAATATAACTGCTTCTGCTAATGAAGATGGTATGAAAAGTATGCGTATGAATTTCAATCACCCTTGTAAAGAACTTGTATGGGCTATTAAAAAAACTGACTCTAATGTTTATTGGAATAACTTTTCAACAGCAAAACCATTAGACCTTAATGACGCTACAGCATCACCTAATGATTATATTGCTTCAGAAAATCCTGTTATGCAAGCTAAAATAATGCTTAACGGCAATGATCGCTTCTCGCAAAGAAAAGGAGATTATTTCTCTTTAGTACAACCTTATCAACATCACGAAAATACCCCCGACGATTACCACAAAGGTATAAACGTTTATTCCTTTGCTATTAAACCCGAAGAACATCAACCAAGTGGAACTTTAAATATGTCTCGTATAGATACTGCTGTTCTATCATTATCTTCCAAAATCGAAGGTTCAATACATATATATGCTGTAAATTACAACGTTCTTAGAATATTATCCGGTATGGGTGGCCTCGCTTATTCTAATTAAATATTCTATTTGTTGATATCCATAATAGAATATTTTCATTTTTCAATTTATAATTATTATCAATAGATAATATTATATTATATAAAATTTTTGATATTTGTATTGATGTCTTATGGATATCTTTATTTGACCAATTATTTTTATTTCTTTCATTAAAATAATATGAAATAATATCTTCTAAATAAGGCAAGCACCTTTTATTCATTGAATTGGTATATTTATACGCATTTATTTTATATCTCATATACAAATATTCTTTATCTGTAAGACTTTTGTAGTAGTTTTTAAAACTTTTCTTAATCTTATTTATTGTTTTATTATAATCATTATTAAGCTCATAACTAATTTTTTTAATTAAATAATATTTTAACATATCACAATTATACTTGTTTCTCTTTTCTCTCACTATACTTTTGAAATTTGTCTCATTTTTAACAAATATATTAGACGACTTATTTATCTCACTCAACTTTTTGAGTTCACAATAGCCTTGCAAATACTTAGCAATATTTGCAATGTAATCCTTATCAGTAAAGTTCATAATAGTATGTTAGGCTTTAGCTTTATACTGCTTTGTAAATTAACATTCTAATAGAAAATAATCATTTTTTATATAATATTTGTATAATAAAATGATAAAAAATAGAAAAATAATATATAATATATAAATTATTGCCATTTTCAGGCGTTTATTAATAATACATTAATCGTCTCCAAGAATTACCTCTTTCATATATGGTTCTAAAATTTCATTTATTACTATTTCAGGCTTAAAATCATCGTAAAGCATGAATATTTTTAGAAGTTGTTCTGAAAATCCGGAAATAATTGCGGTCCCTTCTGTATCACAATTTACAGGAAAGACTTCGCGGCTATCTGAATTAAGATTCCAAAATATAAACTTAGGAGCATCGTAATTTTTGTCATTATATTTCTTAATTATAGTTTTATATACTGTTTCTAAATTGCGAGAATTATTAGAAGCATTATTAAACTGCATATCAGTAAATACAAACATTTTCTTAGGCATATTTTCTTTAGGTACATTAAACAGATTAGCATAATTAATAATCAATTGATTACATTTGATAAAATCCGTACTAAATCCATAATTTGTTTTTAAGATAATTTTAATACTATCTAAAAGCTTAGGAATATCATTTTCTACATCAGACAATTTAATTATTTCAGGTTCTTCACTAAATGTAATTAATTTATTATTAAATTGTCCCTGACAACATACAGCTGTAATGATGCCTAAAGCAATGGCTACTTGTGCCGGAATGCTTCCATTTGCTGCATGAAACATAGACCCTGAAAGATCTACAATAGAGATAGAATTGTTTAAATTTCCAGACTTTTTAACATTTTCTACTATTGTTCTCCATTGAAGTTCTGTAGTTTCACATTCTACAATATTATCAAAGTTTACAATATCGCCATTAGAATCTTTAATATAATTAGCAACTAACTCGTGTGGAAGAATTCCTTTAACATTAATTTTTTTCTTATTATTTCTTACATCTTCAAGATATTTTTTATATCTCTGTTCATCATGTTTAAGAAATGTATTTTTTAATTTATTAGAAGCAACAGAAGGAACCTTTTCATAATCAATATCTCCCCACATTTCAGCACACAATTTTGCTTCAACTATATCAATTTGTTTTCTCAAAGGTACCAAGTATTCAGTTCTGTACTTCTCCATTTTATGTATATCCTTACTTCCATAAAGTATTGAAGCAATTTTCTTAGCATATTGTCTTCTTTTATCATACTTATCATTTTCACTCGAAGCCCATTTTGCACAAAGAGAAACACTTTTATTATTCTCCAAATTTATTTTATCTTCCATTAATTTATCAGCAAATAATCCGAGTTCGTAATTATGGTCCTTACTCTTTAACTTATATGCAATATAATTAAGGTCTTTCCAACACCCATATTTTTCAACATATTTTCTAATATTAAAAACATATGTACTAAATTTATTTTTTCTTAACCACAACATAGCGTCGTTTGAAACTCTTTTTTCTTTTTTTCCCTTATCCCTGTCACGACCATTAAAGATAATAGCTATTGTTTTTTTTGGGTCTTCCTTCCAGCATTTCTCCAAATAATCGTAACTCGTATTGATATCTAAGTCTCTCATAAATAACATAAAATAATCTACAATAACATTATTTGTTGTCTTTAGTGATACACCTCCATTATTAGTTAATGTTATGTTAGTTAAAGAAGCCGAGGGATCTAAGGCTTCTACTAAAGAAGCCGAAACAGCATGAGTATTAACGTTATCGTAATAATCCATATTATTATTATATAATAGTTATGTATTTATATCAATTTTTATATAAATATATAAAAAAATAAAAAAATTAATTAAAATTAATTAAAATTAATTAAAATTTAATTTTTAAGCAGCTGCGGCTTGAGCTTGTTTGCTGGCGGAAGGCGGGAAATGATGAGAAATTAATTTTTGTAGAATGAAATAATTAATATCTTCTTTATCGCCGACATTTAGAATTTTTTTAAGTTTATCATCGGGAAGAATAAATCGTTTATTTTCTGGTTTATTGAGATTGTGTTCTTTTACATAAGTATTGATAAAGCGGGTAATATCAGTGCGTGATTTTTCAGTTCCATGAGGAACGCCGATAAAATCACACAATTCGTCGGAAATCTTGTTGGGTTTAGCAAAACCAGATGGTGAATTTTTAGCATTTTGACGTTTCTTTTGTGCTTTTTCGATAATTTTTTGTTGCTTATCATATTCTTTGCTTAAAACTTTTAGTAGAGCTTGAACTTCCTTGAAACTTACAAAAAGAGTGTTTACTTTCTCAATAATAGTGCTTACAAGATTATCCTTGGGTGCTTCTTCGGTATTAGCAGGAACATTCTCTTGTTCAACATTATCGGGGACTACAGCAACACTTTTAGGTAGTTTAGCATCTTTTAGTACAACTGGTTTATCAGTAGTTACCTTAGCAGAAACATTTTTTTTAACTTGTTGTTTTGCTTCTGTTAGAGATGGCTGAGAAACGGGTTGTTGTGTTTGTACTGGTGGTACAGGAGTAGTAGGAGCTGCTTTTTTTGGTTGTGCCATTATATATTCTATTTATGATTACATATATTATTATATGTTTATATCATTTTATAACATCATAATTATATTTTATTTATAATAGTTAAAACAAATGAAAATAAAACGCATTGGCTCTTATACTACTGGATTTAAATATTATAAAAATGATGATGAAATTACTGATGTAAAATTATTAGAAAAAATTAAAAATATGAAAATACCCCCTGCTTATCAAAATGTAACAATCGTTAATAATAAAAAAATATTAGCATATGGTTATGATAGCAAAAATAGAAAACAAGTTATATACAATAGTGAATATATAAAAAAACAAAATAGCCAAAAATATGATAAAATAGAAGATTATGAAAAGTATTTTTTAAAAATTAAAAATGCTATTGCTAAAGATATTAAATCTACAAATGAAAAAATTAAAATAATTGCTATGATTATAACATTAATATTATCTTGTGGATTTAGAATTGGTAATAAAAAATATGAAAAGGAAAACAATTCGCACGGATTAACTACATTAAAATTTTCACATATAAGTATATGCGATGATAAAAAAAACCTGATAATATTTGATTTTATTGGGAAAAAAGGAGTACAGAATAAAGCAATATGTAATAATAAATATATATATAATTATTTATTAAATAAACTAATAAATATACAAGAAAAAAATGAAGATATTAATAATCAATATATATTTTCATATAAAGATACATGTGTAAATTCAAACGATGTTAATAGATATTTAGAAAATAAACTTAAGGTTAAAATAACTACAAAAGATTTAAGGACTTGGAATGCAAACAATTTATTTATTAATTTTTTCAATAAATCAATTGATTGTAAAAATCCAATAAAAAAAGCATTAGAATTTACAGCAAATAAATTACACAACACACCCTCAGTATGTAAGAATAGTTATATAGATCCTAAAATAATTGAAAAAGCAAAAAATCAAATAATTAATAAAAATTGACTTTTTTATTATTATATAATAATAAGATATAATTATTATAGAATAGATAATGGATATTGATATAGTTAATGCAAACATTGAAGAAATGTTATCTTGTAGAGGAGACGACATGTCTATATTTAAAGAGCACTTATTATCAATGAATAAAGAAGATTTTGAAACAGATAGAAATGTTATTGATATTCAAACTTCCAATACTTCTGTAATTTATGCACTTACTAAAAAATTAAGAAAAACAATAATTGATGAATTGAAAGAAAAAATAAAAGATAGTAATACAAATATCCAAGATTTTATAAGTAAATATGGTTCAAAAAATAATATAATATTAATTTTCAATAATGAATCTATATCTACGGCTGTTAAAGCATTACTAAATAAATATGATAAATTATTTCAAAAAAATGGTGGTCAGTTGCAATATTTCACATTACGTCAATTAATGTTTAATCCTACAAAACATGAATATGTTCCTATTCATACTAAACTTACAGAGGAAGAAGTAAAAGAATTTATGAAAGAATATATGACAAGAACTAAAATACATATGCATGTTATTTTACAAAGTGATCCTATTGCTAAATGGATTGGATTAAAACACGGAGATATAGTTAAAATTAATAGATATAATGAAAATAGCGGAGAATCTTTTTCGTATAGATCTTGTATTTAAAAATATAATATATTTTAAAATAATAGAGTAGTAAATAATTAAGTATAATGACAACTTTACTGGATACTAAAACTATTCAAATATATTCTGATTTATACATAAATTTAAAAAGGATTAGTGCAAATATTAAAGAAAA